TCGCCGCGGTCCTCGAGCACGACCAGGCTTCGCAGCTGGTCACGGCCGCCAACACCGGAGCCTCCAGCGGCGCCGGCGTCGTCACGGCCGTCGCCGAGACCCCGCTCGCGGGCGGGACCGACTCTGCCACTGCCGTCGCCAAGGCATTCACCGGCGGCGAGCTCGACGACTACCTGGAAATCGAGGTCTACTGATGCGCGCCGCAACCCACGATCCGCAGGGCTCCGAACTTCGCCGCCTGCTCGAGCGCTCCGGTCTGTCCGGGGTGGAGCTCGACGCGGCTGGCAAGCTGCCCGCGCTCGCTGGCGCCGAGACCCCGCCCCAGAACCCGGTCTTCGCTCCGGTGCTGGGCGGCCTCCAGGTCGAGGGCACCGCCCTCACGGTCGACTCCTACGTCAACCCGCCCACGCAGATCCCGGCGATCATTCGCAACCTGGTCGCCGCCAACGAGGGCTACTTCGCGGAGCGGATCTTCGCCACCCCCGGCTTCACGGTCGAAGGCGGCGCGATCGTCTACGAGGAGACCTTCCCCGAGGACTTCTTCCTCCCCGAGGATCAGAGCATCGCGCCTCGCGCCCCCGGCGCCCCGGCCCCGACGCTCGGGTCCACCCGTCGCGCCCCGAAGATCGCCCGGCCCGAGTCCTGGTCCGGGGCGATCGAAGTCACCGACGAGGCGCGCAAACACAACAAGGTGATCGCGATCCGGCGCCAGTTCACGCAGGCCGCCAACACGATCGCCGATCGGATTCAGACGCGGGCGATGGAACTCCTCGCCAAAGTCGTCGTCGAGTGGGACCGTCAGATCGAAGCCGACCACGGTTGGCGGATCGACCTCAAAGACGGCGTGCCCAACGCGAATCCGAAAGAGCTTCCCGGCGCCACCTTCGCCAAGGTCTTCCGCCAGTTCATCGAAGACAAAGCGGGGATGCGGCCCGACCTGGTGATCCTGCACCCGGCCGACGCCGAAGTCCTCCAGGTGATCTACGGCGACCGGCTCCCGGCGATGCTGGCCCTCTGGAAAATCAAAGAGATGCTGGTCTCCCCGATGGCCGAGGAGGGCGCACCGTACTTCCTCAAGTCCGGCGGGATCGGCGTGATGGCCTTCGACAAACCGCTGGAGCAGGAGCAGCACCGCGAGCGAGGCTTCAAGGACGTGTTTGAACTCGACGTGCAGCCGGTCTTGGTCGCCTTCGACGCGAGCGCGATCACCCAGCTCACCAAAGTCGACGAGGAAGCATGATCCTCGCCTTCGCCTGGCGGCCCCGCAGCGAGTCTGCGCCCGGCCCGCTCGAACGGTCCTAGCAGCACCGAGATTCATTGAAGCGGAGGGCGTCCTACGGGGCGCCCTCGCCGCGTCTGGGGGGTGCTGGCCCGCCGTAGCCTTGAGCTATGCCCGACGACCCGCCCGTCTACCGCCCCTCGATCGCCGAAGTCTCCTCCTACATCAGGGCGCGGACCAAGATCGCCGGTGGTGGCATCGCCGGGGTCTTCACCGAAGAGACCAACATCAAAGCGAAAGAAGTGGAGCCGCTGATCGACCAGGCGGTGGGGCTGATCCTCTCGGATATCGGGGGCGTGCCCTGCAACGAAGGGTTGGAAGGGCAGATGAAGACGGTCGCCGCCATCCTCGCCGCGATGCTGGTCGAGCAGAGCTTCTTTCCCGAGCAGACCATCGGCGCCGGCAACAGCTTCAACTCCCTCGAGAAGCTGTACAAGCCGAAGATGCAGGCGCTCTCCAACCAGGTCCAGCGGGAGTGCGGGACCGGCTCGGGTGGCGAAGACGGCAGCGAGGGATCGGCGATCAGCCGCGCGACCTTCGATAGTCGGCGCCTGCTCGGCCCGACCTTCCCCGCCTGGTGATGGCCGACTTCGGCATCGAATACGAGATCGCCGGCGTCCCGGCCATCCACCACCAGCTGGTCGGGTTCCGTGATCGCGCCCTCAACGGCGCCCCCGTCCTGGCGGCGGTGCTCGGCGATATGCGCCGCCTCGAGATCGAGCTCTTCGAGACCGAGGGCCGCGGCGAATGGCCCGAGCTCTCCCAGACGACGATCGAGCGCAAGGCCCAGCTGGGCTACCCGGCGAAGATCCTCCAGGCGACCGAGGAGTTGTACGACTCGCTCGCCGGCAACCTGAGCGCCGCCGGCCACGTCGAGCGGATCACTGAGGAGGAAGTGGTCTACGGCACCACCGTCCCCCACGCCCGCTTCCACCAGGACGGCACCGCCAGGATGCCCGCCCGCCCGCCGGTCGACGTGCGCGAGGAGGACGTGCGGCGCTGGTCGAAGATGGTCCACGCCTACGTCTTCGGGCTCGACGCTGGCGAGGTCGCGGCAGCTGGCGGCGGCGGGATCCCGTTCGGCATGGGGCTCACCGACCCGTTCGGGGTGGGCTGATGCAGGGCCACCGTGTGAACTCCAAGGCGGCGCTGCTCGAGCCAGGCGACTACTACGTCGACTTCGGGCCGGGCGGGGCGCCAGCGGCGCTCTGGGCGCTTCTGCCGGGCACTGGTGAGCAGGTGCGGATCCCCGCGACAGGCCACGGCGACGGCACCGAGCCTGAGTGGGCGATCAGCCTCGACGAGGCCGGAGCCGCCAACGTCACCCCCTCGATCGACTCAGGCAGCTACCACGGCTTCCTCACCGGCGGGGCGTGGTCGGGATGAAAGGCGACCTCTTCGGCGGCACGATCGACGGCGACGACGTAGAGGCGGCGCTGCTCGACCACTTGAAGCGGTGGATGCCCTCCTACCTGGGCGACGCCGTGCGGATCAAGGACCCCGACGCTGAGCTCTGGCCCGGCGGCGTCGGCGACCCCTCTGAGCTCGGGACCGCGGCCGTCCTGCCGGTGCGCGAATACACCGTGAAACACGCCGCCGAGGAGAAGTGGCCCGAAGAGCAGCTGCCGATGCTGCTCGCGCACTGCCCCGGCTTCGGCAAACCGCCGACCTACGAGGGCGACGGGACCGTGACCGGCTACTACCTGGTCAACCTCTCGGCGATCGCCAGCGGCGCCGGGATCGACGACACGAAGAAGCTGGCCCGCGTCTACTCCAGCGCGGCCGCCAAGATCGTCGCCCAGAAGCCGGATCTGGGGGGCTTCGCCACGAATACGCAGTGGATGGACTCCAAGAACATGCGCCCGCCCGGCGCTGAGCGGGAGCGCAACATCATGAGCGTGGTCAACGTGCTCCTGATCGAGGTCCCCAGCATCTTCGACGCGAACTCCGGCCCCCCCGACCCGCTGCCTGATCCCAACGAGCCGCCCGGCGACTTCCCCACGATCAAAGAGGGCGGCGGCTCGGCGGACGTACGCCCAGGCGCCGCGGCCGTCGAGCGCCTGCGTGAGGGCGGCCATTTCGACCCCGAGGAACCCTGATCGGAAGGGGTCAGTCCGCGGCCTACTCTTGGAGGCATGGAACTCGGTGAGCAGGTAACGCTAGGCGAGCGCCCCGCAGCGCGCGCCGCGGCTCCCTCCACGTCGTCAGGTTTCATCGCCGGCTTCACCGAGCGCGGCCCCGTCGACGACTACGTGTTCTGCATCAGCCCCACCGACGCCGAAAACAAGCTCGGCGGGCGCCTGACCGGGGATCCCGAGGTCTTCGACTCGATCGACGCCGCCTTCAACGAGGGCGCCAGCGCCGTCTTCGTCAGCCGCGTCACCGGCGACAACCCGGTCGCCTCCTCCAAAGACTTCAAAGACGCCGACGAAGAAGCGAAAGTCTCGATCACCTTCTCGGCCAAGCAGGTCGGCGAGTACGGCGACAGGATCAAAGTCCAGACCGTCACCGAAGGCGGCAAAACCAAAGTCGTCGTCAGCTTCGACGACGAGGTAGTCGAGGCGTCGCCGGCCACCCTCGAAACCCAGGACGCGATCGTGGCCTGGGCCACCGACACTTCCAACTGGGTCAACGCCGCCAAAGGCGCGTCGGCCAAACTGCCGAAATCGCAGACGCTCGCCCTCGCCGGCGGCGAAGCGAAAACCGGCACGGCGGACGGCGGCAACCTCACCGAAGCCCTCAACCGCCTGGTCAAGGATCTCGGCCCCGGCCAGGTCTCGGCTCCCAACTTCCGCGACGAAGAAGGCCACCTGGCGATCGCCGCGCACTGCATCCTCAACAACCGCCGCGGCCTCTGCGACGACGAGATCGAAGCCACCAAGGACGAACTGGTCGAACACGCGACGCCGCTCCAGGCTGCCGAAGGGAAAGGCGCCCGCTTCATCGCCTACATGGCCCAGTGGGCGCGGATCCCCGGTCTCACGCAGGGCACCACTCGCACGGTGCCCTACTCCGGCGTGCAGATGGGGATCATCGCCCGCTCCGAGGCCGAAGGGAACAACCCAAACAAGCCCGCCGCCGGCCGCAAGCGCGGCAAGGCCCGCTGGGCGCTCGGGCTGGTCACGACCTGGACCCAGGAAGAGATCGCTGAGCTCGACGACGCGGGCGTGACCTGCGCGATCCTTGCTGGCGGCGTCCCCTGCACCTTCGGCGACCGGACCCTGATCGACCAGGATGAGGAGTCCCGCGACTGGCGCAGCTTCGCCGCCTCGCGCCTGGTGATGGCGGTCTCCGAGCTCACCCGCCAGGTGCTCGAGGGCTTCGAGTTCGAGCAGATCGACGGCCACGGCTACGTCTTCTCCGACCTCGCCGGCCAGATCAGCGGCCGCGCGTGTATGCCCTTCTACAAGGACAACGCCCTCTACGGCGAACTGCCCGAACAGGCGTTCCAGGTCAACACCGGCCCGGCGGTCAACACGCCGCAGTCGATCGAACAGGAAGAAATCAAGGCGCAGGTCGCCCTCCGCATCAGCCCCAAGGGCGGGCTGCTCAAAGCGGAGATCGTCAACGTCCCGATTTCGGAAAGCCTCTGATGCTCACTCGCCAGGAAAGGGTCACGTTCATCGTCGAGGGTCTGGGCATGACGCTCGACCTGGGGGTCTTCGACACCTTCTCGGGCGGCGCCAAGAAAGGCGAGACCGTCAAGCACCGCGCCGGCAACATGGGCGACTCCGAAGCCGTCGGGGGCGTGAGCTCGCGCGACGACTTCACGATCAGCCGCCGCTACCGCCTCGAGCGCGACCACCCGAACCGCAAGAAGCTCGACGCCCTGGTCAACATCGGCCGCGTCACCTGCGTTCGGCAGAAGCTCAACCCGGACAAGAAGCCCTTCGGCGACCCGGACACCTACACCGGCATCATGAGCGGCTTCGTGATGCCGGACCACGACTCCGACGAGGTGGCGAAGGCCATGTTCTCGATCGAAGTCAACGCCGACGAGCCGATCAGCTGACCGTCCCCCCGCTCCGGTAGGTTCGCCCTTCCAACCTACGAAGGGAGCAGAGCATGGAGGGAAGTGAAGTCTTCGAGGTCGGCCAGGCGGTCGAGGTCGACGGCCAGGTCGGGACGGTCGCCACCGAGGCCGACGAGACCGGCCACTACACGGTCTCGATCGAGGGCGAGGAACCGATCCGCGCCACCGCCGATCGCATCCGAGCCCACGAGGCTCCGCGCGAGGGCGAAGGCGAGACCGCCGTGTCCGAGCCGCCCAGCGTCTTCGAGCAGCTGGGCCGCGACTACGCCGCCAACCGCGAGGACCGGCGCGAAGTCTTCCCGATCCTCCCCGGCCGGTTCCACGGCAACCTGGCGATGCGCGCCCGGCCGGTCGACCCGACCAAGCGCAAGAAGAAGGTCCGCCGGATCGCCAAGACCGGGATCACCGACGAGGCCGAAGCGCGCTACGCGGCCGAGATCATCGCCGACGCCTGCGACTGCATCCTGGTCCGGCTCAACGATGGCGAGGATCCGGTGCCGGCGCATGAGGTCCCCAACGCCGGGCTCGGCGATGAGCCGGTGCGCTTCGACGCCCGGCTGGGGAAAGTGGTCCCCTCGCTCGGCGAGATCCTGACCGGCGGCGAGTCGCCCGCCTCGATCGTGCGCCTCCTGTTCAGCAACATGGACGCCCTCGACGGCTTCTACGTCGAGCTCGACCAGTGGCTCAAGGAGGCGTCGCCGACCGAAGGCGACGAGGAGGGCGAGGGCGACCGCCCTTCCTGACGGAGCTTCGACGCGAGCCGGCCGTGCAGATGGCCGCGCTCGCGTCGGCCGCGGGCATCGCCGAGCGCTACCTCGACGCCCGCTGGCTCGACGATCGGGAGATCCTTGAAGCGATCGCGCTCGAGGCCGAGAAGGTGAGGGCCGACGAGAGGCAGGACGCCGCGGTGCGGATCCGCAACCAGGTCAGCGACCTGCTCGACAAGTCCATGCCCGGATAAGCGCCCGGCGGGGGTCGACCCCGCGCTGAGAATGGACGTATGGACGGTGGCCTGATCGCGATGCGTATGCGGCTCTCCGGCGGCAAACAGGTCGCCGCGGAGGCCGAGGTAGCAGACGCGGCGATCGCCAAAACCGATGCGACCGCCAAAGCGGCGGGCCGCAGCGCCAGCACCGGGATCCGGCGCAGCCTGACCTCCCAGATCGCGTCGATGAAATCCATCGGGCGCGGGCTGACCAAATACGTCACCGCCCCGATCCTGGGGGTGGCGGCGATCAGCGGCAAGTTCGCTCTCGACTTCGACCGCAACATGCGCAACGTCAACTCGATCGCGCAGCTGCCCGAGCGCCAGTTCCAGCGGCTCAAACAGTCGGTCCTCGACCTCGCCGGCCCCACCGCTCAGACGCCCAACACCCTCGCCGAAGGTCTCTACGATCTCGTGTCGAGCGGGTTCACGGCCAACGAGGCGATCGGGATCCTCCACAAATCGGCGCTGGCCGCGTCGGCGGGGCTCACCACCACCGAGGTCGCGACCAAAGCCGTCGCCGCCGCCCTCAACGCCTACGAACTCCCGGCCAAGAAGGCGGGCCAGGTCAGCGACCAGCTGTTTGAAACCGTCAACCGCGGCGTCCTGACCTTCGACCAGCTGGCGACGACGATCGGCGACGTGCTGCCCTTCGCCTCGCAGATGGGCGTCGGGCTCGACCAGGTGGGATCGGCGATCGCGACCATGACGAAGGGCGGCCTGAGCGCGGCCGAGTCCACCACCCGGCTCAAGAACACCCTGACCACGCTGCTCAAACCGGGCAAAGAGCTCTCCAAGACCCTCGAGGGGATGGGGACCACTGGCGAGGAACTGGTCCGCAAGCGGGGGTTGCAGGGGGCGCTCGAGGCGATCCTCGCCACCACCGACGGCACGAAATCCTCCGTCGCCGAGCTCTTCCCCAACATTCGCGCCCTGGGCGGCGTGCTGGCCTTGACGGGCATCCACGCGAAGGCGGCCAACGAAGACCTCGACGCCTTCAAGAACACCACTGGCGCCACCGCCCGCGTGCTGAAAGAACAGGAAAAATCCTTCGGGTTCCAGATGCAGCGCGCCTGGGCGGCGTTGCAGGCGGTCCTCATCGAAATCGGCACCCAGGTCTTGCCCATCGTGATCCCGCCCTTCCTGAGCCTCCTGGGGGTCGTCAGGGACGCCGTACACGGCTTCGCTGCCCTGCCCGGCCCGGTCAAGGCGGTCGGGGGCGAGCTCGCCGTCCTGGCGGCTCTCGCTGGCCCCTTGCTGCTCTTCGCCAGCGCGGCGCTCACCGCGGCGAAA